TTATCCTCTCTGCTCTGCTATGAATTGTTCCAGTGTCGGGCATTCATACAGGGCATTCAGCAGATAGTCATATTTTTTATTGCTGGTCTTGAACTCTTGAATATTCACTTGCCTATAGGCTTTATTCAGTTTGAACCACGTCATAGGCTTTGTTGCGCTATAGCTCATGAGCAGGTCGATAAACTCATCTCTCGTCATTATAAAGAACTGCTCTTGCACTTGCATATTGTCACAATACTCAGGATTATAAGCGAAGTACTCGACACCAGTCAATAGGCGGTCAACGTCGATGAACTCATCATCATATTCATAGGCTAATGCGCCTGCACCTGTTTTGAATTCGATTGAGTGCATTTTACCATCTTTGCCCTTGAATGTGCAATCAGCTTTGCTTGCGCTACGGGCTTTAATATCATTCGAGCGTAAGCGTTTTGTTACATATTCACGGCCGAGAACATCGGCTATTTTACCCATAGCACCCTTGTCATTTTTTTCTTTTTTGTTGGCTTTACAGTATGCAATATATGCCTGTACTGCCTGTTCCTGTTCCGCCTTGCGTAACGTCTTTGCCATTTTTTTAATCTCACTTTCTTTTTTTGTTTGTTTCTATGGTCTTATTCTAACACAGGGCGCGCACGTTGTCAACATCTAAATAAAAAAAATAAAAATATTTTTCCGGCGTGGCGGGGTATGTTTTGGGATTGTGAAAAAAATGTCAAGCCAAAAACGCTGCCCCTGGAACATAAATACCTCGAAACGAATTTTTCAATTTTAACCTATTCTATTCTATTCTATTTTACTTTCTCGTCCATAGTGACGCCCAACCAAACAACACCAAAAATATAATCCCTAGCGGCCACATAAGTGATGCCCCCACACTATATCCCTGACCCATCCCCCAAAAGGCCACTCCTAAATAAATCACAAAACCAATTATAAGTCCTACTTTTTTACCCATAATTTCTCCTTTCTTTTTATTTTATTATATCATAAAATAACCAATAAGTCAAAAATAGAACCGAAATTTGACCTACAAGACATAAATGTGGTATAATATAATTAGGAAAGAAAAAAAAGAGGAGACCTATGCAAAATAGACTAAAGCTAGATTTTACAATTTCTTCACTAGAAGAAAGAACGTCTTTCATAGACGAATACCTAATAGATAATAAAGAAATTTTTGATATAAAACCGCTAATAGAAAAAGAATTAGAAACAATCGCAAACTATATATTATGGGGTAAAGATAAAAATGGTAAAAACGTTAATCAATTAAAAGAAATCCAACTCGAAACGCGTAATAAAACCTGGGATAGAAAAGAGGAAGAGTCTCTTGATGCCCTAATCGAATCCCCAGTCTTTAAAGAATCAATGATTAAGAATTATTCCGCGCAAACACGTGTGCACAAAGAACCCTTCTCTCGCGCTCAAGCCCGCAAAGAAGCACCACCATATATCCTCGAAAAGTATGAAGAACTTTGGCGCGAAATCGATACTCTCGACTTAATGATAAACTATTATGACCTCGCGCATGGTAAGCGGAAAAATCCCCCTCGTGAATCCCTTCTCAACCTCTTCACTCCAGAGGAACAAGAAAAACTTAAAGAGAAGGCTTCACACCTAAACCAATTCTCCTACCTCAAAAAACGTCACTTACTGGTTGAACTCCGTCGTGAACAATTTACTTTGCGCGACTCATATAAGTCTCAAATCCTGCGCACAAGTGTCGAGGCATATGCTCCGCCCGCGACATTTTCTTTTGATACAGAAATCCCAGTCCTTCCACTCGGTCTCTGTAACAACCAGCCAATAGACAAAAAGATTTTTCCATTAAACCACATTCCCGAACCGCAAGACTTCTCCGAAAAAGAATTGCGCGAAGTCTCTTCCCGAATTTGGAAGGAGCCGGCGCAAGCTAAGTTATGCTTCGACTTCCGAGAAATGGAACATATCTACGAAGCATTTCAAATTTATGAAAACTTAGTTGATGACTCTATCACCGCAGATATTGAATCAACTCTTCACCTTTTCATCACCACTCTTAAATTCTATATCCAGTTTGCCAACTTAACACCCCTTCAAATGGACATCCTGCGCCAGAAAATTTCCAAAGAGAAGAATCAAGACATTGCTCTTTTTATTAACAAAAAGTATCACAAAACATATAATGCCAATTACATTAGCACCATCTTTCGCCGAAAGATAATTGCCGCGATTAACGAAGCTGCCGCACTCCATTACGAAATTATGATTAATATTTTCTTTCCTGAGAACTTTAAAAAGTGTAAGCAGTGCGGCAGAACATTACTTCTAATTAACAGCAATTTTGTGAGAAAGACAAAATCAAAAGACGGTTTTGTGTCCCGTTGTAAACAATGTGACAAGAAAAACCGGCAGGAGAAAAAATAATGGAAAAATTTTTAATACAGTTATCAAAGCTGGAACCCATGGAATTTATTGGTGTCGCGCACTTGTGCGGCGCACGCCTCCTACAAGAGGACAATAAGACACCACGGGATTTCGCAGATATCCTTAAAGATATCCTCAACAAATATGAAACACTAAACCGCAAAAAGCGCCGCGAACTTGAAAAGACACTGGCGCAATCAAACTCAATAAAACGCGGAGGTAATTAATATGCCCCTTGAACCCAAAATTCCAAAGAAACCTCGTGCCTTCTCAACAAAGAAGTGCGCGAAGTGCGAAGGAGTTTTTGGTGTAGATAGTTTCTCTCCCACTCACTCAGTTTTCTATCCAGATGGATACCTTCCAATTTGTAACGATTGTATCCTTTCTTGGTTAGAGGAAGAAAAATTTAATTGGGCCGCCATTGATAAACTTTGTCAATGGGCGGGTATCCCCTTTATAGTAAAAGAGTGGGAGCGATTATCAACTCAAAATACTCCCGAAACAATTTTCCCCGTCTACGCGCAAGTTTTTGCTACACCAGATTATGAATCAATTGGATGGGATGACTATTATAAGCAATATAAGAAGTTAAAAGAGGTTGGACTAATTGAGGAAGAAATTCCACTTGTGCGCGAAGAAAAATATATTCGTTTGCGCCAGAAATGGGGCGGCAACTATAATGATGAAGAGTTATCCTATCTCGAAGACCTTTATAAAGGACTTGTCATCTCCCAGAACGTTAATGGCGCACTCCAAGTCGACCAAGCAAAGAAAATCTGTAAGCTATCACTTGAAATTGATAGTAGAATTCGTGCTGGAGATAAAGACGTCGATAAACTACTTGGCTCATATGATAAACTCGTTAAAACAGCCGAATTTACGCCTAAAAACACAAAGAACGCAACTGACTTCGATTCAATTGCCGAACTTGGCTTCTGGCTTGAGAAACGTGGCTTTGTAAACAAATTCTATGATGGTACTACGCGCGACGTCTTAGATGAAACCCTTAAAAACATCCAAAACTATAACCAGCGCCTCTATATTAATGAAGGTGGTATTGGCGAAGAAATTTCTGAGCGTATTAAATCGCTGAAGAGCGTTCAGGAAATGGAAGATTACTACGATACTCAAAAAGAATATAATCTTGAGGATTATGATAATGAGGGTTATGAAGTAGAAGATACTGAATTTAATCCTGCGGGAGATGATGAAGATGAGTAATATTATAACCCTTTGTTCTCCCGACCGTTCTGATTTCAATTCCCATCAGGCCTTATACCGTGATGGGATTGAACTTGAGAAGGGAGTTATTATTTCTCAAGATTTCCTTGAGCGCAATGAAGAGCTTTTTAAGAAATATCTTCAAATCTTCTCAGCCTACCCCGATGTATATTTGGATATTATAAAACCCGAAGCCTCCAACTTTAATCTCTTCCCCTTCCAGAGAATTTTCTTGCGCGCCTGCATGAGATATCGCTCAATCTATATTACTGCGGCCCGTGCTACATCCAAGACCTTCCTTTCAATTCTTGCGAAGTATCTACAATGCTGTTTTGTACCGGGACACCGCACCTTTATAGTCGCGCCCAACAAGAACCAGGCGGCAAAAATTTCCAAACAAAAAATTCAAGAGATCTGGCGCATATGGCCACTCTTAGAGCACGAAATTGAAAAAGCCAACTTCGGTAAAGACTATGTTGACCTTTTCTTTAAGAATGGCTCAACCTTCTCTATCGTTGGTGCGCTTGATAGTGATCGGGGCCTCAGAAACCACAGTCAGAATCTAAGAATTCCACTTTTGGAATCAATTTTCTGAAGCCCAGTATATAAAATTCCACTTATACATAGAAGAAGAAAAGGAGGTATAAGATGGAAGGTTATATATATCACATTACCAATAAACTTAATAATAAAAAGTATATAGGTCAAACAGTTAATATTAATCGTAGGAAAGCAGTACATTTTAATCGTCTGTATAATAAAAACCACCATTCACCTAAACTACAATTAGCTTGGAATAAATATGGTGAAGAAAATTTTGAGTTTACTTATAATACTTTTATTATAAAAGATATAGAGGAACTAAATTTTTTAGAAATTAAAGAAATTAAAGAATATGACTCCTTTAATAGTGGTTATAATATGACTACTGGCGGGGATGGAGCAAGAACAATTTCAAAAGACAGGCAGCAACAATTATTAGAATCATTATGTGTTATGACCTATTATAAGAATGTTGGCCATTCAATAGAAGAATATTTTAAATGGCATAGAAACACAACCGCCCCTTTACTAAGAAAAGAACGGTATCCAACAGTAATCTTAGCATTCGAAGAATTAACTGAAGAAGAAAAAAAACAAATAGCTACAAATAAATATATTGAGTGGGGTATAGAGAAACTTTTTTTAGAAAGAGGAAATTCAAAAAATTGGTTATTAAACGAAGAAGATTATAATTTTATTTTTGCGGCGCAGGAATTAGGTTTTAAATACACTGCCATTGGAAATTATTTTGGTATCTCTCCAGCAACAGTAAAAGACTGGTTAAATGGTCGAGCAAGAAAAGATAAAAAACAAAATTACCAGAATCTTTCACCACTAGAAAAAGAGTATTATAAACAATTAGTAAAAAATTCAGATTTATATAAATTTACTCTTTTAAAAACTACTCAACAAAAACTTAAAGAAATTTTACTATATTTATGTTTACAAGAATTTAATATTAATATTAATGAAGCAGAATTTGAAAGGATACATAATTGGGCGCAAGGGACCTGTGAACACATACGTCGTCCTAATTTATATCTTCAAGCAAAAGAGTATTACTCATATTTAACGTCTCAAGATAAAAACAAAATATTACAGCAAAACGTCTATCAAACGGCTGTGGAAAAATCGCGGAATAAAGCGGGAAACCTTACTTAACTCCTTCTATTTAAGAGGTAATCCGAACCGAAGGCTAGAAAATCTAGTCAGGGGCAGAGCATAGAGAGTGAAAAGATATAATCTCTCCACGAGGCCGCGACACTCTTATGGGTGAAAAGATATGCCGACCTTATAGGAAACTATAAGAAGTAAAAGATAAAAAGCTTTTACGATAACATTTGGGTTTGATAGACGAGGCCAGAGACCAAGATGGTGATATGATTTCAGAGGTTGTCCTACCTCAGTTAAACGTTTCTCGTCGTATGGTAGGCGGAGATGTTAACCCCTATGAAAAAATCAATCAGCAGACCATTTTTGCTACATCCGCCGGCACGAAGTCTTCTTATGCTTATGAACGTCTTATCGACGTTTTCGAAAAATCAATTATTGACCCCGAAAATAACTTCTGTATCGGGCTAGATTATAGGATTCCAGTTATGCACAATCTAATTGACGGTAACTATGTGCGCGAACTTAAAATGTCACCTTCATATAATGAAAGTACGTTCGCGGCCGAGTATATGGGCGTATGGTTAGGTGGCTCTGATGAATCTTGGTTTAATTTTGAGAAAATCTCACGCCACCGTAAAATTAAAAATCCAGAATGGGCCGCAAAATTTAGAGGACAATCGTCTGTTTTCTACTTAATATCAGTGGACGTAGGAAGGTTAAATGACCAAACAGTTGCTTGTATATTCCGCGTTAATATTAATAATAATAAATTCTATTCAACTCTTGTAAATATCGTAGTACTTGGCCGTCAAGCTGAAACAAAAACATTTACTCGTCAGGCGATAGAATTGAAAGAGTTAATTGCGCGATACAGCCCACGCGAAGTGGTTATCGACTGTAATGGCTTGGGTATTGGTCTTGCAGACGAAATGATTAAAACTCATCTCGATTCCCAAGGTAACCAACTCCCTGCTTATGGCTTCTTTAATAATGAAGACTTCAGAAAAATCCAACCGAGAGACGCTATCCAAATTCTCTATTCATTGAAAGCCAATGGCCCTCTGAACTCCAAAATCCACGGAAATGCATACACCCGATTAAACGGCGGACTTGTTCGCTTTTTAATAACTGAGCAAGAAGCGCGCAGCGCTTTACTTGCTACAAAGATTGGTCAAAAGATGGGGTTTGAAAAACGTATTATGCGCCTTATGCCTCATGAGTTGACGACAAAACTATTTGATGAGATGGCTAATTTACGTTTAAAACGTACTGGTCTTGACATTACTTTGGAGCAAATTAATTCTCGCTTTCCAAAAGATAAATATTCTGCATTTGCTTATGGGCAATGGAGAATTAAAGAATTGGAAGAGGATAATTACAAAAAAGTAAAAAAGAGAGGAGACGGAAAACGTCGTTTAGTCTTCTTCACAGGAGGAAATTAAATTGGAAAATCATGAAAGAGATATAGGCCTTTTCAAAAAGGCGTATGACGGTATGATTGCCAAAAATGAAGCCTCTTGGAGTGACCCCTTTAATAATTATAGACGATATGACGCTAAGTTAAAAGACTATACATTAGAGGAAGTTGATAAGATTATTAATAGTGGCTCACTTGCTGAACAACAGAAACTCTCTCGCAATTATTTTTACAAAGATGGCTTTTATAAAAGGCTTATAATCCACTATGCAACCCTTCTGAAATATGTTGGTTTACTGATTCCTAATCCAAGTTTCGGCAAATCACTCTCCGCTTCTCACATTCAGAAAAGGTACTTCTCTGCTATGGATTACGTCGATAGTTTAATGTTGCCTGATGTGCTTACTAATTGTTCTATAAGAGCCTTAATTGATGGTAGTTATTATGGGGTTATTCAACAACTTAATAAGAATGAACTGTCACTATTAGATTTGCCAAGTGGCTATTGCCGTTCAAATTTCAAAGATGCTCATGGAAATGATATTGTTGAATTTAATGTAAGTTATTTTTATACAATTTTAGATGGCGAAACCCGTAAGGAAGCATTGGCGGTCTATCCGAAAATTATTTCTTCTCATTTCACAAAATATAAAAATGGTAAGGTTGCAAGTAGTTGGGTAAAACTTCCTATTGATATAGGAGTTTGTTTCCCATTCTTTAATGGAAGTCCATTATTATTAAATGTAATTCCGGCTACTATCCAATATGACCAAGCCGTCGAGACAGAAAGAGAAAGAGACCTTGAAGAAATTCGTAAAATTATCGTCCAAAAAGTACCACACAATACTTCAACTAATGAACTGGTCTTTGAGCCAGACGAAGCTGAAGAAATGCATCGTGGCACTGTTGGTATGATGAAAGGCAATAAGAACGTATCTATTCTTACTACTTATGCAGATGTCGATTCCATTATCTCAAAAACCACAGCAGATACTGCTTCAAACAACTTAGAAAAAATGATGCAGAATATCTATTACGAAGCCAATGCAAGTTCGCAAATATTTTCACCCACTGGAAATCTAGCAGTTGAAACTTCAATTAAAAATGATATTAGCCTAATGATGATTATTGCTAACAAATATTCTCGCTTTCTCACGAACATTATCAACTCATTATTCAGTAACGCTAATATTAATTTTAAATATATGATTCTACCAATCAGTGAGCACAATGCTTCCAAATATATTCAAGATAGTTTCAAATTAGCTCAAAGTGGTTATAGTTTCTTACTACCAGCCTTAGCAATGGGGCTTTCACAGCGCGACCTCGGTAACGTAAAAGATTTAGAGAATGATACTTTAAAACTAGGTGAAAAGTTGAAACCATTATCTTCTGCTTATACTCAATCGGCTTCTGCCGGCGAATCTGGTGCTCCAACCAAACCAGTAGAAGATAAGGCGCCAAAGACGATTCAAAACGAAGAATCTATAGATAAAACGGGAGGCTCACAATAATGAATAAAAATATATTTGAGTTTCCAGTTGTCATATATGGTAATTTAGAGAAATTTAATGACGTTCTTTCTAAAGCAAGATGCCGAATTTTCTATAAATATGGCAATAGAAACGGTACTTATATAACAGATGAGTTTGCTGAAAAATTAATCAGTAGCCTTCATTATGTCCCTGTTAAGGGAATTTATGACGAAGATGAAAAAGATTTCACAGACCATGGTAAAAGTCGGGGCGAAGGCCGTATTTATGGTATTGTACCAGAAACAAACAACTTCGCTTGGGAAAAACATCTTGACGAAGATGGCGTCGAACGCGAATACGCTTGTGCTGATGTTTTAATCTTTACTTCTCTCTATTCAGAGGCAAGTGAAATTGTCGGTAAAGCGCAATCAATGGAACTTTTTGAACCAACCCTCAAATATCACTTTGAAGTGATTAAGGGAGTTAAATGGGCAGTTTTTGAAGATGGTTGCTTCCTTGGCTTACAAGCCCTAGGAGACAATGTTGAGCCATGTTTTGAAGGGTCTGCCTTCTATACATTACAAAGTTCTATTGAACAAATTGTCAATAAAATTAAAGAATATACTTTAAATTACCAATTAAAAGGAGGAAAGACAGAAATGCCTAAAATTAATTTTAAGCTGTCAGACGATGACAAGTTTAGCGCGTTATGGTCTCTCTTGAACACAGAGTACAACGAAGAAAGCGGCTGGATGGTCACATATGGGATTGTCTCAATTTATGATGCTTACGCCGTAGTTCGCTCTTATGAAACTGGAGACTATGAACGCGTCTACTATACAAAGGATGACGAAAAAGACTCTGTAACCATTAATAATAAAGAAAAATGCTTTATTGTTGATGTATCAGAAAAAGAGAAGGCCACTCTTGACACTTTAAGAGGTCTAAATGGTGGTTCTTATGAATTAGTAAGTGATTCTCTGACAAATGCCCAAGAAAATTCTGAAAAAGTTTTAGAATTTAGTACGAAAATTGAAGAGTTGAATACTTCGATTTCTACTTTAACAACAGAACGAGACAATTCCATTACTGAACATAGTTTAGCAAAGGAACAAATCTCAACTCTAACAGAAGAATTAGGTTCCCTAAAGGTTTACAAATTAGGGATTGAAGCAGAACAAAAAGAAGCTGTACTTGTTGAGTATGAAGCCCAGTTATCTGATGAAGTTATCGAAACTTATCGTAAGAAACTTACAGATTACACTGCCCTCGAACTAGACAAAGAACTCGCTTATGAGTTAAAGAAAACTAATCCGTCTGTTTTCACAAAGACACCCGGCACTGGATACGTTCCAAAGGACGACCCAAGGGGTGGAATTGAAGAAATCCTATTAAAATATAAGAAATAATTATAATTGGAGGCAATATAATGGCTACTAAAAGATTTATCATTGACGGCTATGGTCAAGTAGAACTGAATAACGTAGCATTCCGTCGTGACGGCCGCATTGAAGCTCAGTGCGCTGCCGATTCCTCAGATTTTTCTGATGGTATCGAAAACGGAATGTTAGTCGCAGTCGACGACCAAAACCGTAAAATTAAATTACCAGTTGATGACTCACTGCCTATCGGTCTGGTATATAGTGCTGAACATCTGTATGATGAACGCACTCCTGGTTTAAAGAACTTCAAACTCAACGCTACTGATGATTTCCTTCCTCGTGTCGGATATCTTGCAGTTGGCGATAAATTCACTGAAAACTGTGTCTGCTATGATGACGCAGAATTCACTAATGATGCTACTTTCGTAAGCGCCCTTGGTGCTATCGCTTCTACAGCTCTCTATGGTGGCTTCGATGCTACTGGCGCAATTGCTGTAAGCTCTGCCGCGCCAACAGTTGGCCCAAAACTGAAAGTAACCGCAAAAACAACTATGCCTGATGGCACACTTGGTCTTAAGTTCCAAGTAATTACAGCGTAAGGAGGGTAAAATAACATGACACATCAAGAATTATATGAGATCGCCCTTCACGCAGCTAAGGGCACAGTACCTGCAACTTTTGCAAAAGAGGGAACTCAAGTTGACGTTAATGCCGCTTTCGTAGATGGCTTAAAAGAACTCGCTGGTTCAGTAAACCAGTTCATGAAGAACCGCTATGATATTTATGATATCGTAATCAAAGTTGCCGATGAAATTATGCCAAAGAAAGTTATTGATTCTGTTGGTATATTCGCTGAGGTACAGGTTGTTCCTCAGAACCAAAAAGCTATGTTCAAAAAGAAAATGGGTCGCGCTCGTGCCAAGAAATTCTTAACGCAAGTTGGTCTTTCTGGTGTGTACGAAACATTCCGTCTTGATACAACTACTTTCGAACTAGCTGCTCATGCAGTTGGTGGTGGAGCAACAATCGACTTCGAGCGTATGCTTGATAGTGCTGAATCTATTGCTGAAGTAATGGATGTTATCACTGAAGGTCTTATCGATGCCGTATTCCTAGAAGTACAGAAGGCTCTGCGCGCGGCTCTTAATGCCACAAACCGTCCTTCCACCAATAAATATAGCGCCAATAGCTTTAACGCTGGTGAAATGGTGAAGTTAATTAATGTTGTTCGTTCTTATGGCGACGGCGTTGTAATCTTCGCTCCACCGGAATTCGTTGGTGCAATGGGTCCTGATGTTCTTGTCCCTGCCATCGCTGGCGCGGCTCAGGGTGTTTATCATCCACAGGATTTAGATGCTATTCACAACACTGGATTCATTAATCTATTCCGTGGTACTCCTATCGTTCAGATTCCTCAATCTTTCATTGATGAAAACAACGAAAAGACCTGGATTGACCCTCAGATGGCCTACATTTTACCAACTGGTGGAGAAAAGGTTGTCAAGGTTGTTCTGGAAGGTGCTACTCAGATTAACGATTTCAAGAATCGTGATAATTCTATGGAAGTCTTCGCCTATAAGAAAATGGGTTGTGGCATCCTGACTCATCACAACTGGGCTATTTGCCAGAACACTGGTATTGTCCAAACATATGAAAATCCCTATGGGATTTAATCTCTATAGTATATAAGTAATTAGTACGAGGGAGGGAGTTCCCTCCCTCGTATTTTATAATCAAGGAGTTAAAAGGAGAAATTAAAATGGATAAAATTATTATTGTTAGTAATACAAATAGCCGCGTAGGTGTTGACTTACCGGAAATTAGATTTTCGCGCAAGTGGCCTGCAAAAGGCTCTAAAATCACTGTTGACAAAGAAATTTTTGAACAGATGATGTATGATACTGGTACGCGATATATGTTTGAATCTGGTATGTTATATACCGAAGATTTAGAAGCAAAGAAACTAGTCGGTCTTGAACCTGAAGATGCTAAAGAGCCTGTTAATATTATTATTTTAGATGATAAACAAAAAAATCGTTATATGTCAGCAATGCCAATTAACGAATTTATTACCAATATTAAAAAGTTAGGTTATGAAGAACTTCAAAATCTTGCTGATTATGCTATTGAGCACGAACTAATTGGAGACCTAAAAAAATGCGATGAAATCCAAAAATTAATTGGTAAAGATATTATTGCTGCTATTAGATTAAATAAACAAGATAAGGAGGGTTAATTATGACTTCTTATCAAGATGTCTATGATGCCTTTTTATCAAAGATTTTAGACGATGAATGGGTAAATTGGACAGAAGATGAAATGACTCAAGACTTGCGAAAACTCATAGAAGGCGCGATACCCTTCTTTAAATTCCCCCGCGTTTCTCTCGAACGCAATGATACTGGTTTTACAAATACATTAGGTAGTGAAGAAATTCAAATCCTTGCTAGCTATATGAAAGTAGGTT